TTCAAGTTCTGTCCAATACTGCGCAGACTCCTTATAAATGCTTGGCACAATTCCAATACCACCTTGCGCCTTTTCAATATTTCCTTTCTTTACTTCATAGAAATATCTAATCGCAAAATAAATTCCCTTTGGAGTCATGTTATTATCTTTTTTGATAAAATTTTTCCACTGATTGTCTATCTTCATAAAGTTCATGCGTGGCATACCGACATCTCTATAAAGATAATCAATAAGTGCTTCTTTCCAAAAGTCTGTATCAAGGGTCGCGCCAGGTTTGTTTTTCTGGTTAATCCACATATCATAACATTCTTTATGATAATATGACTTTTTTCCTATTAAGACTGTTTCTTCAGTTTCTGTATCAAATCTTTTTTTACAAAGTCTACATTGTACCTCGTGCATTAAGATTCTCCTTTCTTACTTTATATAATAATTATACCATAAATTAAAGAAAAAGTCAAATTAAAAAGCGGAGTTATTAAACCCCGCTTTCTCCTAACATATCTTTCATTTCATTCACAACCAGAGCCATTAGATCAACCTGATCTTCCGTGAACTCCGAAAGCTTCATTCTTCTACCCATAATAATTTCAATCTTTTTCAAAACAGTGACCGCGTTCTCTTCATCTTTTTCGATAAGAGCTGTCCATAACTCCTGTGCCTCTTTTCTCAAAAGGTTGAAATCAAGTTTTTCTTCGGTATTCTTTTCAAGTTTATCTACAACTACCGCGCCGTGCTGCTCTTCAGCTTCAATAGCTCTAGCAAGAGCATCGACAAATTCTTGATAACCAAATTTAATCTTTGGCTCCAAATATCTGAAACGACTTCCTGCAGTAATCGTAGGAGTGGCGCGCGTCTGAATCCATCGTTCAGATTCGCCTTTCTCATTCCAAGTCTGAGTGATAACCCCTATAATATCAACCAGACCATTTACAATTTTCAGACATCTATTATTAAGATCCGGCTTGTAACCTACGACCTCGCCATCGGAGTCTTGATTTTCTTTTAAGTGGCAAGTCATGATTAGGCCATATCCTAACATAGTGATTCTTCGAAGGCTAGATTCAAATTCCTTCGAGAGAGATGCATATCCACCGCCGTATGGAATATCTCCAATTTTCTGCACTCCAGCTTGCTGGCAGATAAATTTTTCGCATAAATCATATGCAATACCAACAGTATCTACACAAATGGTTGCGAACTTTTCTTTTACTTCTTTTTTCTCGAGCTGGCGCAGTACCAATTTGAAATCTGTCCATTTTTCAATTGGCTGAACCATCGCGCCAGGTCGTGCATTAGTTCCCATCTCAAAAGCTAAGATCAGTGCATCTGGCGCGAGGCTACAGAATTCTGTTTTGCCAATTTTAGGAGCGCCTGCAAGTAGCAGGTATTTTTCTCTTAAATCTTTGGAGATAACACTTGGCTGAAGATTCATTAAATCAATAGCCATTAATTATCCTCCTTAAAATCCAAGATCCATTTTGTTTTTAGTTGACTGTGCTGCCGGCGCCGGAGTTTTCTTCTGTGCAGCCTTTGTATTTTTAGCTGCAAGGACTCTTTCTCTCTTTGCAATGACACCAGCTTTTACTTCTTCTACATCAAACGCGAAATCGCTATCAAGCGGAACCTGTGAACCACCTGTAATAACAAATTCACTTACATTAATCGTACGAACTTTTCTCTGCGGCTCACCGAAACCGACTTCCTCTAAAACTTCTTCTGTTTTAGATGAGAAATTCAATCTTCCACCTGCTTTAAAGCACTCTCCTGCAGACCAGTAGCTTTCTACTGCGTCAAGAACCTGTGGAGAAATTGCCTGTAATTTTAAAGTATCAACATTCATTACATCTGCTGATTCAGGTGTATACTGCGGAACAAATACTTTAACTTCAGCTCTTGGCGGATCTACTTCAACGCCATCTGCGTCTACTACACGATCAATACTGCCAACCATAAACTCAAGACTAAAAGTTGCTTCTGGATGGAAATCACCTACTGCGTGCGCAACAAAAGAAGCATGAATTCTCGGCTGAGAAACAATCTGTCCGTTCTGTCCTACGAACTCATTAACTCTAATGTTACCACTGGTAATACGTACCTTACTTGCCTGCGCCTTAGAACCAGCTGCTGCAATAGATACAAATTCCTTCATAACTTTTTCGATAGATTCATAAGATGGATTGATTCCGCCAGATTTCGTATATTTATTAGAAAACATATGAACTGGGATTTCCAGGCTAACTTCTTCGCCATTAATGGACTGATCAACCAGAACCTTTATCATTCCACCGATAGATTCTACCGACTCTCCATTCTTCATATAAGAACCATACTTTAAATCTGTCTCTGCTAAAATACCTTCAATTTTTACTCTGTTTTCTGCTTGTCTAAACATTTTTTCTCCTTCTTAACTTTTGTTCTTTTATGAGATTTCATTAATGGCCCCATAAAGGGGCCACCATAATTAGTCTTCAGACGGTACGAAGTTCAGGCCTTCCTCAGTCAGAGTAACGATAGTAATTTTCTTACCATCCTCTGTCTTTCCGCCATCTTCTGTCGTAGCCAGACCATTCTTTACAAGGCTGTTTACTCTACCAGTAACTGATGCGATTTTTTCAAGTCCAAGACCTTCCATAATCTCAGAAGTCTTGCAGCTTCCGCCGTGGTTTTTAATAAAATCAAATGCTTCCTGTGTTTTCTCTTTGAGTACCATAAATTTTTTCTCCTTTTAAATTAAATTATTTTTATAGTTAATAAAGTGATCTCTTTCACTTTCTATACATATTATAAATAAAATTTTATGAAATTACAAATTTTAAATCGTATCTAATTTCATAATTTTTGAATTTTGTGGAAGTTTCATAACTTTCACGCCTTGCGCGCCACGTCCAAGAAGCGGGACATCACTAAGTTTAATTCGGATTTGAGAAGTAGAAGATACCGCTAACAAATCTGAATTGGATGTAATTGGTAAGAAGTCACACAAATTAGTGCCTTTCTGAATCTTTACTCCTTTGGTCGCGCGCCCTGTAACTCTAAACTCGTTAATACTACTACGTTTTATATATCCATCTTCTGAAATTGTAGCTAACTCTGTTGTGCTTTTCGGAATAATTTTTGCGCTAACTACTTCGTCACCTTCTTCTAACTTCATGCCGCAAACACCTCTAGCAGTTCGTCCTATTGAACGAATGTCACTGGTTGTAATCATTATGAAGTTTCCATTTTTAGATGTAATACCGATCTTTTCATCATCAACAAAAAGTATTGATACAATTTTATCACCTTTATCGAGATTGATGGCAATTGCGCCGGCTTTTCTCTTTAAATTATATTCTGAAAATTCAGATTTTTTTATAATTCCATTTTTCGTTAGAAAAACTATATACTTTTTCTGACGAGTTAATGACGCAGCAACAATCGTTTCATACGGTAACATAGTTATGAAGTTAGAGAGATACTGCTTTTCTCCAATTTCAAATTCACTTAATTTAGTATGATAATAATTACCATGCGAACTAAAGAATAACATTGTATCTGTGTTCTGCCCAATTAAATTATCTACTACATATTCGTCTTTTTCGAGTTTGAACTTGGTTCCGGCCCCATTTCTCTTTTGAGAATAGAGTGTATTAGTTTCTGATGCGTAAATCGCGGCATGGTTAGAAAAAGCAATTGTAAGTCTTTTCTGCTCAAGAGGTTCATTATCATCGCCCTCTGCCAAGGATATGATGCTAGTCCTTCTATTATCGCCAAATGCTTCTGCGACTCTCTTCCATCCATTTTTTAATTGCTCCTTAAAAAGTTCTTCATCTTCTAAAATATTATGAATTTTTTCAGCTTCTATCTTTAAGGTCTTTCTTTCATCTTCTAATTTTTTAACTTCAAGATGCGCCAGACGGCTTAATTTCATATCCAATACAGCTTTTGCCTGGTTTGCATCCAATATAAAATTCTTCTGTAAAGCAATAGAGGCCGCCGCGGAAGAAGCAGAACTTTTAATTGTTGCGACTACTTCATCAATTGAAGCCATGCAAATTAAAAGACCATCAATAATATGAATTCTACTCTCTATTTTCTGCAGGTCATATTCAAAACCTCTTCTATATACTTCTCTTTCATGGTCGATATGGGCCTGCAGCATCTCTTTCCAAGTAAATACCTTCGGAAAACGACCCTTATCAAGCATCGTAAAGTTAATACTATAATAGTATTGTAAGGAAGTATTTTTATATAAATATTTTAAAATTCTATCAGGATTTGCCTTTTTACTTAAATAGATTTTAATTAATGGAGTTGAACCCGTTAAGTCATTGAAACGCTCAATTCCAGGATTGTTTTCTCCATTAATAATCTCTTCCAACTCTTTACAAATTGTATTTGTATATACACCGTACGGAATTTCAGTTACAGAAAAACTCCGTTCCTTATTATCAAAATCAACTACACTGCGCAACTTGCAAGCAAAGCCAGAACCATTTTTCATGGACTGTTTTACTTCCTCTTCATTGTATAGAATTGCACCTGTTGCAAAATCTGGCGCGCAATATATATCCTCAAAATCACAATCTGGATGATCAATTAAGTAAATAAGTGCATTATTTAATTCTCTCAGGTTATACTGCGGGACTGATGAAGCCATTCCAACGCCGATACCTTGTGTACCATTACAAATATTATAAAAACCTTTTGATGGCAATACAGCAGGAAATTGTTTAGTATTATCATACGAGTCACGCCATTCTGAAATTGTTTCTTTATCTATATCTTCAAATAGAATAGATGAAAGTTTTGACAGACGACTCTCTGTGTAACGCATGGCTGCCCAGTTTCCACTTTCAATGAGCGAACCCGCATTACCTTTTACATCTACAAGAGGATACCTCATCGCAAAAGGCTGTCCTGCGCGCATGATAATCCCTTCACAGCTTGAATCACCGTGAATGTAGAAGTCTGCCATTGCCATACCTACCGCGTTCGCAGTTTTCTTGTATGGATTTTTCGCAGTTAACTTATGTAATAGCATCGAATAGAAAATCTGACGTGCGGATGGTTTTAAACCATCGCGCACATCAACTAATGCTCTTGATTGGAGAACCGCTCCAGAGTATTGAATAAAGCTATCTTCTATAATTTGGTTTAAATTACTCATCTTTCTTCTCCTCACTTTTCTATATATATTATATCATATATATAAAATTTTTGCAAATTATAGA